GGGTTTCGCACTCAGGCGATGCGATCCATGTTCATGGTTCACAACGCTCTCATGTATTTAATGGTTGTTGTTTTGATGTCGGGGTCAGTCACGTCCTTGACGAAACCTCTCAGTCTGTCTTCAACTTCCCAAATTGATGTGTTTGCAAATTTGGCTGACACCGCTAGTGCTTCCATCATGTCATAGTGCATCTTGGGCAAACCCGTCCACCCCTTGGCTTTGCATATGTGTCTGACATACGGGTTCATAGTCATGAGGTGGCAATAGCTTAAAGCCCTCATGTCATGCACTTCCTGGTCCAAGACGCCAGTCCCAGGTGGTGCTTTAAATCTGTCACACAGTCTCACGAAGTTGGGGCAAAGAGTCCAGCCGTTGTAAGATTTGTATACCAGAAACTGGCAAAAGTCACCCATGTCTTCGTATGTGTGCGGTTTTGATATCATGTTGTGTAATCTGCCTGTGTCTTCTTTTAGCTCTTTTTGTCCAGTGAATTCCGTGCCAAACGCCAACATGTCGTCACCCAAAAAGAGTATTAAACTGACTATATGCCTCCGGGCTGCGTAATAAGCTGCGTGTGTGTCCATGTTGTTGATTGTGTTGCCTAAAGAGGTCGTTGCCTCTCCTGTGGCTCTCATTCCATCCATGTTGCCCCTGAGACCGCCTGCGCCTTTCAGCCTCCACGATTTGTGGCTGCTCAACCAAGCTTTTGTTATCAAAGGGTGCACACCTAACAGGTTGTAAACGGCTGCCTCAATTTCGAATTTTGACCAATTCGTTTGACGATCTTGTTTTGATAGGTCATTTGCGAAAGCTATGTGTTCAACTGGTACTGCTCCCAGCTTGTGGTTGATCTCTTGGGGTGTAAGACCATCAGTGTAAGTCACGTGATCTGCGAACAGCATTTTAAGTCTCCGTTTCGCTTCCAGAAACATGGGCCCAAAGATGCATGCGAACAGTTTGGGCTGCCAAACGATGATACGTACCCTTTGGTCAAATTTTCTCCAGGCATTTTCGTCCACTTTTGTCAACGTTTCGACTTTAGCATGAACGTTGTACTGGTTCATTTGCGTGCCAACAAAGCATTCATCGAATGCTTGTTTGACTTCAGCTGCGATTTTTGCGCCTCCTCCTCGTCCGTGGATCCATTTCGCTGACAGTTTGCCATCTGGATAAAGAAGTTCATTTTGGAAAGCTGCTGCCAAAACTTTCCAATCTGGTCTGAAATATGCTTGTGCTATATCTTGCATTCTGTGTTCAACGTGTTTCTTTTCAGTCTGTAAGTTTATTACAGAATATAATCTAGTGGTCACGGCGTTGAGCGTTGCGTTGGCAGTTTTCGTCACGCTGGGTTTGCTCCAGGTTGGCCCTCTTCCATATGTGCAGGTAGTGTATTTTGCCTGTTTGAGAGTCGGTTCTCGAACAGATAAGTTTCTTGACTGTGCAGTGAAGGTGTCAGGTAAATAGACTTCTTCGCTGTGTGAGATGAAGTCGTCGGCGAGCCATTCCATCATTGCGATGTTATCGGACACCCACTCTTTGGGTTTAATGTTCTTCGGCGCCCTCATTTCACTTTTTCCATGAATTCGAGTTAACACAAACTGTTTTATTTCCGCCCAGCTACTCGGTCTGTATGTGGCCCTTCCCACGGCTGCTTTCTTGAGACGTGCCAGGCCGTCACTGCTAAATGTTTTTGCTCCTTCGTATGTGGGCAGCAGAAACACGGCTTTAGATTTTCGTTTTACGTTCCTGTGTACCATGTCTGGGTGGTGGGCGAGCAACACCCACTTCTCTTGTGTAATTAACGTGTTCGTGGCGGCTCTGTATTCAGGGCAAACGCAAAAAGGGCCTCTGGACAATGCCTTGTCGAGGTGGGCTGCCCAATCGTCACTTGCCATCAGCCCGTCAATGTCGGTCAAGTCAGGTATAGCGTTAACCAAACCTGTCTTTCCGTAGCCTGATGGTAAATAGAAAATCAGATTTTGATTTTTAAGTTCAGATATGTGCATTCTGTGTGTGCCATCAAATCCTTGTGCGGCTGAAGGCACAGTGGGTACGTTAATGCGCATCCAGTCATGGTTGATGTCAACTGTGGTGTCATTTGCAAGAGCTCTCCCAACGCTTGATATCAGTTCGGTCACCTCTTCTGGCATTTCGAATTCTTCAGGTTTTGCTTTATAAGCGTCTGGGAGCCGAACATGTTTAGAAATGTAGTCTGCTGCAAAAGTTTGTTTGGTTGCGCCTCCCACTATTCGTCTGAGTTCAGCTTTGGTTTGACCCCAAAATCTTTGATTTTGTGTTAATTTGGGTCCGGTGTTTACTCCTCCTTTGGTGCCCATGGCGTTGCCGTAGGCTTTATTGTTGGTGTGAGCTTTCATGATCGACGTGCTCGTTGGTAACACTGGCGAGTCTAAGTTGCTGTGTGTGATCCACCCACAGTAGGTGTGTAGTTTTTCTTTTCTGCCGTTGTCGAGCGTGTAGTCGGTGGTGTTGTGTATAAAGTATCCTTGTACTATTTTTCCTGTGCTTGAGAACGCAAAGTCGTTCATGTTGCCTGCATCGTTAATGATTGTTTTGGGGTCGGTTATTGCTTCCCACCCACACTTGGTGTTTGCAACATTCGTCGGTGCGGGTAACTTTCTTAGAATGTCCATGACGTGCAATTCACCGTGGCTGTGGTACACGCCCAAATAAATGTCTCTCACTAACCGGTTCTTTTCCAATAGTTCAACGTCACCTAACCTATAGGTGTTGGACGTTGTGGTGCGTTCTTGCGCGTGCCATTTGTGCTCATTTGCCCAACTTGATGCTATGTCACCAAGATTCCACGAGTCGTTGCCTTGCCCGTCTGGACGCACCCATGAATTGACGTTACCTGCTTCGTTGCCGGCCTTGTCACCAAAGGCGATTAGGAAGTCGTTGAGAAGGCATGAAAGGTTTGCGCTCACCATGTCGCTGACCAGCTTGACTGGGTGTGCCTTACTTAAACATCTCATTAGGGCTTTCTTAAACACTATTCTTACTGCCTCATAGTGCTGTGGAACTTCCGGTACCATTGGGGCATATTCTTTCAGTCCCAATTTGAAGCGTTTGATTGACCATGCTTGCATGGCTTCTTTGTAGCTTGCTTCGTCGTGGTCGCTTGACTTTGGTTGAGTTGCCGGGTCTACTCTTGGGTCGTTATCCCATTTCATGAGCTCTTCTACTTTGTCGTTCCTGTATTCAACGAGTTTAGCTTGTTCCAAAGTCAGTATAAATAACATTTCACTCTCTGCATCATTATCGAGGTTATATTTGTATAGCTCCCTCAATGCACTTCTTAAGGGTTGCACGTTGCGGAAGAAGTTATTTGTGGCTTTCCTGAGAAGGTTTATGCTTTCGCTGGACCCTTTGAGTTCGACCGCTCCTGTTTCAACTGCAATTATTGTGACATTGCCGTTGTTGTTGGGGGCGACCAAAGTGATAGTCTTGTCACTGTTGACTATGCTAAGCCATTCTGATGTCACTTTGTGTATAGAGTAATTGCGCAGCGCGTTGCCGTATGATGCTCTTGCGACGTCATTGAGCCAGTAAACCATTTCAGTCCAATTGCAGGCTTCCCAGCCTTGAATTGCGGCCTCTTTCACAAACATTGCCGACCAGCGAGGGTGTACTCTTCTGTCTTTCTGTCCCCACTTTACACAGTAGTCCCAGTTGCGTTTCGACACGTCGTTTTTGCAAATCAACCAGTGTTGCGATTCTTGGTGCCATGAGACATCCTTTTCGTCTGTTGCCTCTACATATTTTTCTAAGACAACCCACCCATTTAACTCATTAACGTACAATGTGTAATTTCCATCTTGTTCTTTAAGCAACACTTTGCCAGCATCCGTGCAATGCGTGAGCACGGTGCTCAAAGTGCCACAGGCCTCTCTAGTTGACCAGTCCGGTACAGAGAAACCAGAAGGCAAATTTTTGTTTGTAACTCTTAAGCAAGTAGCGTTTAGTGCTTCACTGGGCTGCCTAAAGTTTTTCAGAGGCCGAATTGCGAATGCTGCTTTTGCAGCATTTGATCCTTCTCTCATGACCTTGTCTTTCTTTTGTTGTGCGCGTTCTGCCTCTTCCTTCGCGTGGGCTTCTCTGTCTCGTGCATCATCGTTTTCGTCAAAAGCGTCTGCGTTAGCACGTCCACGTTGTGCTGATGTTTCATCAACGTTTGTCCCAGCTTTGGCTGTTTTGAACATGTTATAATATGCTTTCTTCACATTTCGTTTGATTTGATGGTACATGTTCCAGAGCCATTCCACGAACAAGGCTGCCCACGTCATGTTGGCTCCACCAGAAATGTTGACTGTGTCATCGTGCAATTCGTTGGACAAACTGATTATAGTGACCATTGAGTTGCAGTTGATTTTGAACTCAACACCATTGGATGTCATGTAATGTGTGCCACAGCCCAAAGTTTGTGGGCATGCCACGTCGCCGCTGTCAAACAATTTGCTTATGACCGCCGTGAGCATTGCAGCGCGCTGCTGTCCTGTCACGTTTTGAGCTGGTACAACATAGCAACCTTGGAGCATTGCGGCCATGTTCGTGTCGTTTTGAGCGCATAGTTCAACGCAAAATTTGGAGGTGTTTGTTGACGCACCTGCTTGAACCTTGACTATCCTTTGGTGCAGTCTGCTTGTCTCGGAATAGGACATGCTGTCCAGAGGTGTCTGGTTTTCCGATGTGACTTCTTCGATTTCTGTCCCATCAGCCAGGACTCTTTTCACTGTTTTTCTCACGGTTTTTGGTGCAGACGTTCTCAAGTCGTGGTTTGAAGACGGCCGCCCAGTTGCTGCGATGTCGAGGGATCTGAAAGGGTGATCTGCCGCCAACCTTGTTTCAATGAATTTAATTCTGCTGCTTTGTGATTTTGGTTCGTCTGCGTCAAAGTGGTGTCGTCTCCATGGTAGGACTATAATGCCCCGTGCTGTTTTTGTGACATATACGCTGTGACCAAAGATCGTTGTATATAAGGAAAGATTTTCTTGGCCCCCGTCTTGACGGTACCACACGTATTGATGTGATTTGCGTTGGTACATGGCGTGTTCAAACACTGAGTATAGACCACTCACGAGGATGTCATTTGTTAACATGTTGTTGCCTGTGATCTCAAATATCAGACCCCTGTTCATAGCCCAATTAAATGTTTCCACGTCGTTTTTGTATGCCAGGTTAATTAATGATAAAGGGAAAGGTGTTACTGGATCGCTCATGTCACATCCTTTCCATTGCCTCGTGTCAAATGTGTTGCGTTGTTTTTGGCTTTGTGTCTTGCTTGCGTAGTATTGCCATTCTCTGTTTAAAGTTGCATTCACTAGTTTGCGTGTCCATTCGTTTGCGTTTAATTTTGTCATGCGCTCTTGGATCATGCTGACGGGTTCATGATTTTCGACCATTGTGGCTAATTCTTTCAAATGTATTTTGTTGAGGTTTGACATTTTGTACCAACCTGCTTTCACCCAGCTGTGCACGAGCTTGGATTCACCGTCTGCTTCATTTTTAGACCATCTGTTGAAATAATTGAGCCATTTTGTTCCAAATGACAAAATGTTGTTTAGAAGCCTTTTGACTACTGAAAAACAGGATTTTAAAGAGGTCATGCAATTATTCAAAAACTCTGGTAAGAAGGAGTTGGCGCCACCTGAAAGGTGTTCTGAATTTAATATGGTGGCAAACAGACTTAAAAGTTCTCCAGACGTTGAACTTAGGGTGGTCACATAGTTGTCACTTTGTGCTGCCGTGCTCATGCATAACGTTTGGCCATGCGACTCGACGACGCACACTCTGTGGTAGCTGCCGATCAAACCGCTGATTGTTTTGCAGTTAAAAGCTTGTTTGGCCTTTAAAAAGTTTGTCTCGTCCACCACGTTGTGCGCGTCTTCGTTTTGGATTTCTATTTTGTTGATTTCAGTGTCGTATCGACTTTTGAGCGAGTCTAGTTCGTCAGCCTGGGTTATGTCCGTTGCCCATTTTTCCAAACCTGGTAGACTGTGTTCTCGTTGTTTGGATTTTTCGTTTTGTTTGCTGTTACCTATAGTGGGTGAATCTGTTTTGTTCATGCCCTGGCATACCCATTCTATCACACGCTCTAGTTTATAGGGCATCTCGTCAATCCATTCTTGGTTGAAACGCTCTGATGCTGCACAAACCGCTTCAGTCATGGTGATTCCCATAAAGTGGCGTTTGTTAAAGGTTATTGAAAACGCCACTCGTGTTATTCCCTGTGTCATCAACACAAGTGACTTTGAGTGTAAATGTGAGAAGCTCAATTGCCATCCGTCTAAGGATGTCCCAAACGTGTTTCTGAAATTGTTAATTTTGCTACACGGCTTGCAATAATATGCCATCGGTAAAACTTGGTGTATCAACAATTGTGTGTGCGATGCCGGGTCTTCTTTGGTGTCTCTGTGGCTGCTGTCACTATTGCTGTCGTGTTCGTTTGATTTGTGTGGACTTTGACTTCTGGTGCTTGGCCCACTTTTGGTTTTAAAATGCTCAGAGTGTGTTGTTTCTTGAGGTTCGCTGGGTGTGTTGGATCTATGAGGTTCATTGGCTTGTCTGCTTGAGCCAAATTTGCTGAAAGCACTCTTCCATTCATCTTTCGCGTTGCGGAACAGCTCAGCTAAATTTTCAGCTAAGGGGTCATTGTTGCCCATCGCTGTTTTAAAGGTGATATCTAAGATTTCGAAGCCTGTTACAATGATTTCGATTAGTATCTTGTGCACTGCTGACAATAAATTAGTTACCAAATGCGTGGCTGCAGTTAGCACTGAGGACAAGCTTCCCCCTTTAACTACATTACTTGGTTGCCACATAACTTTGAATTGGTCTTTGACGATTGAGTCTCGGTACACGTCAATTTTAACATTTTCTAGGTTTTTCATGGTAACGGAGAGTGTGCCTAACTTGCCCCCTCTTGTCTTGCTGTTTTCGTTGGCCAAAATAAACTCATGCATATTGTCGCAAAGTTCAGGCAATCGTGCCACAAACTGATTCAAAATTACATTGAACAAAGTGGGTTTGTGCGGCAAATAAAATTCCAAGGTGTTGTCTTTCCGCAACACAACAAAATCTACTGAGGTTGATATGAGTTTGGTTTGGATGTCCATGTGTACTTTTACTAAATTTGTATTTATTGCTGTGAAGCGTGCTGTGCCTGACCCTTCTGGGTTTGAAAATGGTTTAACAGACAACTTTCCGGCCACATAAGGAGACATTCCCAACTCTTGTGCCATTTCACCAGCCTTATCGTTCGTCCCTTTGTGGGCTTTGTGCAAATTTTTAATCATGTCCAATGCCGACGTCGTTGGTTCCGTTCCTCGTGGTTGTGATTTCCGTGTTGGGTTTGCAGTCTTGTTGATGGGTTGCCTGTCTGGCCGTTTATTTTCCGTTTCATGTGGTTGTGATTTTTGTGTCGGGTTTGCTGCTTTGTTGATGGGTGGCCTGTTCGTGGGCTTATTTTCATTGGTATTTTCATTACTTTGTTCTCTGCTTGTACCTGATTTGTTCGTTTTTGCGCTTTCGGGTTCCATGTCGTCTTCTTTGTTTTCATGGTTCTTTGGCATTTCTTCAGTTTGTGGTGCGCTGTCTTCGTCACTGAACAGCGCTTTCAAGAGAGCGGTTATTTTCACTATTATTTGGTGGATTGTTTTCTTTCCCGTTTCCATCCATTTCGAGATTGTCGCAATTATGGGCTTGAGCATGTCCATTAAAATCGAGGGGAAGGCCCCTGCTCGCAGCACTTGACCTATGCCGGGTGCACGGTTGCCTTTTTGCCTGTGGGCGTTCCGTGACCGTGCATTCTGTTTTTGAACAGGGCTAGGGTTGACCAGGAATTTGCCTAAGATAGTCTTTACCAGCCCGCTTATGGCTTGAGCAATTTTTCGGAAACACGTTGCTGTGAGCTCCATGATCTTGCCCCCTATGGCATGACTCAGTTGAGCTAATAACTCGACAAGCGACTCGCTTTCAGAAGGTGATATAGACTTCCCTATCCTTGATCCGCCAAAGCATGAAATTGCAGTTGGCCCTAGTAAGGCAATGGCGTCATTTAGTTGTATCAGGCCTCTTTCCGCCGCTCGTTCTACCATGGGCATGTGCCCCAAAGACTCGTGCAAGACAATTCGCACCTCTTCGGTTGCTCTGGAAATTATTGACAACACTGCTTCTTCCGAGCGTGTGAACACGCTGTCTTGCAAGATCACGACACCCACGTATCCTTTTTCGTTGCCGTTGAAGCTGCTGGCGGTTTGCGCTTTGATTCCCACTTCCGCGAGCTGTTCAACTTCATGTTGCGTGAAGCAAAGTATTATTTCACACGGTTCGTCATCACGACTGAACACTGCTCTCTCAAGACCATCTTTTACTTCTAATGCTGATTTTACAGCTACTATTTTAGGGTGGCTTCTTCCTAACCAATGCACGTCAAAGTCGGTTAAGGCGCCCGTGCTGGGCCCCACTCTGTGTGAAT